GAGCGCATGACTGTTAATCATGATGTCACTGGTTCGAGCCCAGTTGGGGGAGCCAAGAGAAAAGTCAGTAATTGAGCCAAAAACGGCTTGTTTACTGGCTTTTTGCTTTGTTTATAATATTTTTGGTTTTCAAAAATATTCATCTCTTTTTATGCCTTTTAATCTCTTATACTACAGATAAACTACAGATTTTCTACAATAAAAGCCGCCCGAAATGTAATCGGACGGCTTATTTTATGCCAGCAATTTGATTGCGTTGTAAAGAGTGTCAACCTCTTGAATAATGTAGTGGTCAATGTCAACCTTGTAATCTGTATGGCCCATAAGTGCGATAATATCTTCTTCCCTTGCACCTGCGGCAGACATCCTTGTTGAAAAGGTTCGACGGCAAGAGTGCGGAGTAAACTCATCGCCTAAGCCAAGCGCTTGCATTGCCGGACGAAAACCGTATTTCAAGAAATAGTCCTTGTTCATCGCTTTGCCAAACTCTGAACCTTCGTGTGTTCGGCAGAAGATTGTTTCACCTTTATTATTTATACAATTCTCAACCAATTTTAAAATTTTAGGGTGGATAGGTACAACACGATTTTTGCCGGCATCTGACTTTATGCCTGCGATAAAGTAAGGTATTCCTTGCTCACTTACATGGTATTGGTCAGTTGTAAGTGACAAAAACTCGGTCACTCTAAAATTAAGATAGCACATTATATAAACATAATCAGCATAAGGCACTTTACCTATGTTTTGTCTGATAAGCTCAAGCTGTACATCAGTAAAGCGTGTAGCGTTTACCTCTTCGGGTTCCGGAAGTTCGATAAATGTGCCGTAGTCTTTATTTACAATATCCTCTTGCATTGCAAAATTGTAAAGACTGGTGACAAAACATTTAATCTTATGTAGAGCTGAGTAACCTAATCCCTGACAGATTTTAGGCGTATCAGTGACTTTATAAGTGCCTTTGCCATTAGGTAAGAGATATTTTAATTTGCCTTCTGCGCCGACCTCGTGATGTGGGTTGTCATAATAATCCACGATGTATTGATAGTCTGATGTGCGTAAATCCCTAAATTTTCGCTTGTACAAGGGCTTTAGCTTGATATAAGCGCTTGCGTAGTTGCTTTTTACGCTGTCACCAAGTTTTTTATATGCTTTAGTTTTTACCCATTTATCGTGTAATTGCTCAAGTGTCATATTAAAGCCATTAACGGGATTGTACTCATAATCTTTGAGGGCATTTTCTGCCTCTCGCTTTGTGGCAAAAGTCCCCAAATAAACTTGTTTCCCTGTGACAGAGCTTGCAGCGGCATACGGTTTTGATTTGCTGTCTTTGCGTATGTAAATACTGCCCGTGCCTTTTGTCCGTCGTCTGTTTTTTGGCTTGTCAGATGATTGATTTTTACCGCAATACGGACAGAATACAAAATCGTCCTGTAGTTCTCGGTTACACCGTCGGTTTATACATTTTTTCATCATTTTGCTCCTAAAAATGGGCGCAAAAAACCCCTGTAAAATATTGTAATTTTCGCAGGGGTGTGGTACAATATTATTGCTCTAATAAGTACCATTGCACCCGCTGTAATGGTTTCCGCTCTGTCCTGTGCCAACAGGTCAGGGCGTTTTTTTATTTTTATAATGCATCAACCATTTCTTGTAGCTCTAAAAGGTTGTCATGTGCATCTTTAATGGACTCAAGACCTCTATAAACATACTTAACTGTTTTATATGCTTGGAAGCCTACTTTTTCGTAATCGTTTTCTGTATTCATATATTTTTCTTCAAGCAAGTATCCATAATACATAGTCTTTTCCATATTTTCGTTGCCTGAAAAATAATTATATTTATTAGCTTTTAACCAATCAACAGCCGCCTGAATATCTTCATCGGTAGCTGCTTTTGCATCCTTTTTAGCTTTGCTTGCAATGTAATCAACCATTTCGGTTGTGTTTGGTTCGGGTTCAGAGTCTGACGAAACATCATCGGAACTTTCATAATCAGAAACATCAGAAGAACTATCAATATCGCTGTAATAATCCTTTGGCGGTTCGACATCTAAATGTGCTGATGTTTCGGTAGTTGTTTCAGAAACATCAGATGTGGCAGAAGAACAGCCTACAAGAGTGGTCGAACAAATTGCCACGATTGATAAGATTGCGAAATACTTTTTTAATCTCATTTATAAATCCTCCTCTTTTTGATATATATATTGACAAAATATATATCATATACTAAAATAATATTAGAGGGGTTTCAACTTCTCACTATTCCTATTTTTCCTACCATAGTTGCCGCTATGGTAGGTTTTTTCTTTTGTTTATAAATTCTGCAAATTGCTCCTTTACTTGCCGTTCAAGAGGGTGCAGATAAAAGGCGTTTCTGCGTTCAAGCTCTGCCATTCGTTCAGCCCTGTAGGTCGCCGCCTCAAAACTAATGTCACATAAATTTGCAATTGCAGCGGAAGTTAACGCTTGCAGTTCATGAAGGACACAGGCAGGGGCGAGTAAATCCCGAGCAAATACATTTGCTGAATGTTCGGCATCGTCGATTGTTGCAAATCCGTTGCCGTTTTCCTTAAACAAGTGACCTAAGAATATATGACCGAGTTCATGCGCAATTGTAAATCTACATCGCTGAGGGGATTGCTCATCTGCATAGATGATGTACAGCTTATCATTTTGCATAAAAGTTGTACCGCTCTCATTTTGGTGTAGCAGATTGACTGCCGAATTTTTCAACAAAACAATGTCGGCTTGCTTTGCTATCTGACTGACTTTAACAGGCAAGTTGCTAATTCTGTAGTCGATTAAGCATTGCCAAGAGGCATTGCGTGCGTTTTTGTATTTTTCATAATTCAAGTTTACCACCTCACAGGTATATTTTAACCCATGAGGTGTTTTTTATTTGTACTTATAAATCTGTATCGTCAGGCTCAAACTTACTGAGATCAGGAAGATTAACTATTTCAATTGGTTGATTGTTACCGTCACTTCGTGCGGCTTTAACCGTTGGTATCAATATTTCATCTTCCACACCGAGCAATCTATCGACTGCAGGTTGCATATCAACTTTATTACGATATGCAAGTATAACCTTTTTCTCGTGATCCGAAAGTTTATCTATATGTATTTGTTCTTTAATTTCGCCATTTATCAAAGCGTTTATATCAATAGATAAAAAATTACATATCTTGGTGACATTTTGAATAGATGTTCCCCAAATGCCCCTACTAAAAATACCTTTAACGGTTGTATAAGGCAAATCAACTAATTTTGCAAATTGCATCACGCTTTTATATTTATCTAAAATATAATCCTGCAATTTTTGCTCAATAGTCATTGCACTCACCTCTCTTTGATAGTTAGTATATTACAAAATTTTGTAGATGTCAATAACAAATCTACCTTTTTTTAGTAAATTATTTTTAAAAAAGTGTTGACAATCTACCGTAAAAGGTATATTATAATGCTGTAATCTACTAAATAAGGTAGATTGGAGGTGAAAAACTATGTTATATCCTAATTTGGTGAAAGCAATGAAAGATGAAGGTGTAACTAAAACAGATATTGCAAATCTGCTTGGATTACATTTCAACACCGTAACTGCAAAACTTGAGGGCGAAACATCTTCAAGCAAAGCTGTTTATCAGGTTGGCTTTACTTTGATTGAGGCGGTAATGATTAAAAACATATTTTTTAAAAGATATGATCTTGCTTGGCTTTTTGATTTTTCTGAACACACAAAAACAGCTTAACGAAAGGAATGATAAAAATGGCACTAACCATATATGCGGTAGTTGCTACCGTAGTAGCAGTAGTGGCAATCATAAAAGCCGTAAAATGGAAAATTGCTACAAGAGCAATGGTGGTTTATTGTACGAAAAATTTTAGGATACCCACAGACAAAGAACTTGCCGACTGCTCCAAAGAAGCCGCCGGCAAGACAATAAGATTTAAGTAATTCCAAATTGAGCTTTTATAAGCTGAGTAACAACATTCGCTGATATTTGTGCTATTGCAGAAAGCGAGTGACTTCCCACGGTTCCGGCAATCTTCTTAACTTTATTCCATATATCATCGTTACGAATATTTGCTAAAAACTTGTGACCTTCGGGAGTTAAATCACCTACTTCTAAATAGTCGCCACCGTCAGTAGCGAACATTGAAGTAATTAAACCTGCAAGTTTGCATTGTTTAATGTGGTAGATAATTTCGTCATGAGAGTATGGTTGAAGCCTTTCAAAATCGTTGCTGAATTTACTGTATCGAAAGGCTTCGTTGAAGTCACACACTTCTTCTACACTCAAAAGAATATCACGAACACAGTCGTTGTTCAAACGCATAAGCATCACCTCCTTACAATTTGATTTTAGCATTTTAAGGAGAAAAACACAACAAGAAGGTTACAGCAGAAGAGTTTTTGGGAATATGTCGGGTGCTTGATGTTGATCCAAGGCAGTTTTTTAAGAAGTCTGCTTAACTTATTACCTCAGAAAGGAATGATAAAAATGATTGATTGCTCAAAAACAGAAAATTATTTCGCTGAAAAGTTGAGGATGACGAAAAGAACAAGAAAAGGGTTATGTAAAATTGATTGTTCCGTGTGTCCTTTATGCAGTGAAAATAACGGGACATCTGGTCTTGTTTCGTGTACCACTCTTGAAATGCTTAACCCTGAAAAAGCAATCGAAATCGTTCAGCGGTGGTCGGACGAACACCCACAAAAAACTTATTTGAGTGAGCTTTTAAAAAATCATCCGAATACTCTGCTCAATGATGACGGAACACCCACTTTTTGTCCTTATAGACTAGGACTTATGGGTGCAGATGATTGCAGAAAAGACGGTAACTGTGTAAAGTGCTGGAATCAGCCTATTGAGGACGGTGAAAAGCGATGAGAGAAATATTATTCAGAGGTCAAACTCGCAGATATGGCGAGAAAGTCAGATTAAACGGTGAGAAAACAAAAAGCAATTGGGTTTACGGCGGTGTTATTGGCCTGAAAATGTTGAAGTTGTAGGCAACATCTACGACAATCCCGAAATTTTAGGAGATGAAGAAAATGATTGAACTGAGAATCAAGCCTTGTCCGTTTTGCGGTAGCAAGGTAACAGTTGAGAATATAAGCCATAAAGACGCTGACGAGGAGATGTATATGTTTGAGTGCACTAATGATAATTGTGCCTCGGCTACCTGTTTTGGTGATTACAGCACCGACAGAGCAACTGCTATCAAAAATTGGAATAAGCGTGTTGCACAGTGCATCACGAATGCAAAAATCGGCACTTGTACGATCAATATAGATTTGAGGTGATTAAATGAATGACAAAATCCTTATCAACCCTAAAACAAATCAGGAGTACAGAGATGTACCGCCGACCGTGGCGGCTGAATATCTCGGAGTTGCTCTCAATTATGTTTATGAAGGCTTAAAAAAACAAACCCTGCCTATCGGTTCAGCCGTACAGAGCGACAAAGGGCGTTGGAGCTATAACATACCGATTGACCGGCTAAAGACCTATGCAAGCGGTGCAGATATATCATTGCTTACCGCCCTGCTCAACAAATTACTCGGCAGCGGAAATACAATCAACGAAAGGACGGCGTAAAAATGATAAATTCGCCGTGCTACGGCTGTCAGATACGAACAACAAGATGTCACACAGATTGTGAAAAATATCTTGAATACAAATCAAAGTGTGACAATCGCCGAGCCGAACGCTCTAAGAATTATGACTTTTTTAATTACATCAGTCATAAAATCGACATCCATACGAGATGTCGAAAATCAAATAAATGAAAGAATAGGTGAATATATGGAAATCATTGCAAATAACCGTGCAAATAACCGTGAATATATCGCTTTTAAAGACTTGAAAAAAGGCGATATTTTTGTATTAGCCTCAGATGGCAAATGGTACATAAAAAACAACGATTTTTATGCAGTACGACTTTCAGACGGCGAAACCGTTGAACCGATACTTTATTTCACACTTTGCGAAGTCAAAGATTGCATGCTCGTAGAAAGAGAAATCTATACAGCATTAACTGAAAAGGAGTGTAACAAATGTGGTTAAGAAATTACCCGACACGCAGAAAACTGCTCAAAGATGTTAAGGAGTTAAGAGAAGAAAACAAAAATCTTAAAAATGAGTTAAAAAAAGCTCGCCTTGATAAATCCCAAGCCGAAGAAAATAGCACAAACGCTCAATATGCATTAAGAGGTTATAAAAACGAGAATACTAAACTCTGTGAAAAACTTTCAATGTATGAATCAGCAGAGGCAGAATCCTTCGGTTTTGAATGTGTGGGTGTCCGCAAATGAAAAAAGGGACAACAGTCGAAAGCGGATATGATGTTGAGGGACGCTGGCATTTGAAGCTCAGAAAAGCCAAAGGCAAGTTTACGCTCGACGAAATAATTGAAGCTGCGAAAGAATGGGAAGAAGATTACTACGCCGTGATAATTAAAGCGATGGGCGATGAAACTGCACAGTATTACGATGACGACCTTGAGGGGGATTACGTAACGCTATATCGTGCTACAGATTTTATCAGCAAAGAGGTGTAACCGATGAAAAGATTAACTTTAAATCAAGACAGTGAAATCAAGGTTAAGGACATCTACGGCAAAACACACGATTGTAAAGATGTTCCGCATGAGTTTTACGGTTGTATTCGCAAACTTTACGACTATGAGAATACAGGATACACAATTGATTTTATCGACAACATACCGAAGATACTCGAGGATATGCGTGAACGCTTATTAAATCCATCGGCTGTAAACATTAAAGCGTGTTTGCATATGATTGATTACATTTTAAACACAAAAGAAAAAGACCGTTGATTGCTTGCACTACAATCAACGGTCCGCCGATAACACAAGGCTATCTGCTGTACAAATATTGTTCAACAACATTATAGCAGATAGCCTTGACAAAATCAAGGAGATTATAAAAATGGAAAGAAAATCTAAATTACAGATGATAGCAGTGGACAAACTGCACCCACATCCACAGAACCCTCGAAAGGTTATCGGCGATGTGACGGAGCTTGCGGAATCTATCAAGGCGAACGGAATTTTGCAGAACCTTACCGTTGTGCCAAACAATGATAACGAGGATGATTTTACTGTTATAATTGGACACCGTAGGCTTGCGGCCGCAAAGCAGGCAGGATTAACTGAACTGCCTTGTGCAATCGTAGAAATGACGGAGAAAGAACAGCTGACAACGATGCTCACCGAGAATATGCAGCGGTCAGACTTGACTGTATACGAAGAGGCTAAGGGCTGTCAGCTCTTGCTTGACCTCGGTGATACGGTTGCAGAGATTGCCGAGAAAACAGGATTTTCAGAAAGCAAAATAAGGCGGAGAGTAAAACTCTGTGAGCTTGATGAAGAAGCTTTCAAAGAAAGCCAGCTCAGACAACCCACATTGGCAGACTACGAGCGTCTGAATCAGATTAAGAATATTGATGCAAGAAATGAATTGCTTAAATCAATCGGAACGAATAATTTCGACAATCTTTTGTATTCTGCCGTGCAAAAGCAGGAGACAGATGAAGAAAAAGAAAAAATTGAAAAGCTCTGTCTTGAACATGGAATGACTAAAGTGCAGAAATATAACGAAATTCCAGACAATTACAAAGACACAGGAATATTCGCGCTCAAAGATTTGATCGGTAAAGACTTTGCGGACGGCAGGAACAGATATTTTTATTTTGCTTACGGCTCAACCGTCTACATTTACGCAGAAGCATTGGAAAAGCAGGAAAAGAACGATGCCGAAGAAGAAAAGCGAAAGCTTGAAGAGCAGAGATGGGATGAGCTTGAAGAACAGACGGAAGAAATAGACGAACGCTGTGAGGCTCTCAGAAGAGACTTTATGCTTGATGCGAATTTCAATGACAGCAACAAGAAGCAGGAGCTTGTGAAATTTATAGTCGCCCAATTGGCGGCAGGCGTCATTAACAAGGCATACAGATTTGGCGAAGTAGTCGAGAATCAAGATGATGAAAACACGGACAGCTACATCAACGAACACTGGAGCGATAACAGCGGTAGAATGCTTATGGCGACGGCATACGCTTTGTGCCAAAGAACTTATGAAAATTTAAGCTTTATTTATGTAGACTATAACAGCAAAACGATCAGCCGAAAAAACAGCCCGGATTTAAACAAATTTTATGCTTTACTCTGCAAACTCGGCTATGTGATGAGTGACGAAGAGATACAGCTCCGTGACGGCACACATCCGATTTTTACCTCCGGTGAAGTCAAATGAAAGAACATTTTGCTGATGTCCGCAAAATGTTCTTGTGCTGAAAATTTAATAAGTTAATCACACAACTGCACTTGTGAGATTATATATATCTCATTTTATACCTTCTTTCTTTAATTGTATTTTCGGGTAGGTGCAGATGCCCGAACAAATTAACCGATAACAAGCTCTGCACAGCTTGTTATATAAAACTCGTTTACTCCTCTTTAAATAAATTCTGACATTGAAAGCGGAGCAGGTGCAGATGGTCCGCTTAGGTGAAGAAAATGGATGTAAACATTATCACAATAAAATTTAAAGACGGTTCAAGCATATATATTGATGATGTTTCTGATTATGCCATAAATAACAATGTTGTCAAAGTTAATAAAATGGATATAATCAGTTTTTTAATTTCGACGAAGTTAGATATATCGGAAGAACATTTGATTTAGAACCTGAAATATACAATGCAATGAAGAGGTGGGACAACTCCAATGTTTCACATTCAAAACTGCTATAAGAAGGTATGAATCTATGCAAGAAGAGGCGCTTTTACAAATCATTAAAAAACAGCTTAATGAGATCGTAAGGTGGTAGATTTACAAAATGTCGAGGCTAAATAAAACATGGACGGCCGATGAAATAGATTATCTTGTATCTGCTTGGGGCAACGTTAATATGGCCACTATAACAAAACACCTTGATAGATCCGAATGTGCGATAAGGCTAAAAGCCGGTAAGTTAAACTTAGGACCTTTCTTGACTAATGGCTATAGATACATCACAATAAGCAATCTTTATAAACTCATTCGTCCAAACACTTCTGCCAGTTATCTAAAAACATCGTGGGTAAAAAATAGGAATCTGCCTACTCACAACATATCAAGAAGTTCAAAAACAAATTTCATCGTTGTTTACATAGATGAATTTTGGATGTGGGCAGAGAAAAATCAATATTTTTTAGATTTTTCGAAACTTGAAAGATATCAATTAGGACCTGAGCCTGATTGGGTAAACCCAAAACGAGAGGCAGACATATTAAGGAACAGTCTTATTAAAGCAACTCCGTGGACAAACAGAGAAGATAACCTTCTCAAAGAATTGCTTGTAAAGCAAAAGTATGGTTACAAAGAGCTATCACAAATATTGTGCCGTAGCGAAGGAGCGATACAGCGCAGAATTAATGACCTAAACATCAAATACCGTCCTGTAAAAGCTGATAACCATCAAAAATGGACTGAATCAGAATACACTTTACTTGGCGAAATGATTAAATGCGGAAGCAAATATGAAGAAATATCCGACAGAATCGGTCGATCAGTTAAGGCTATCAGAGGACGTGTGTTCGATAAGTATCTCACGGAAAATCTTGATAAAGTGCGAAATTACATAGGCAACGGAAACTTTGGAGACGGAACGCCTGACAAGCCGTTAAAATACAAGCGACTTATGTCGAACGAAGAAAAAAACAAAGCTAATCTATTGTTATCAATCATCGCAGGAGATTTACGTTGTGTTGCAAAAATGAATTCAAATGTTGATGAGGAATACAGTGAATATTGGCAAAAGGATATGTGCTTGAATTGGAGTAATATCAAAGGTTGTATTGCATGCGAAAAAGATTGCGACAGTTGCACATCGTTTAAAAGAATACCCGTACAACATTGTAAGCGTTGTGGAAAAGATTTTTTTGAACGAAAAAGTGCTGATTTTTGCATTGGTTGCAGAACAGCTCGTCTACATCAAGCACAGAAAAAATACGCAATACTTCAACAAAAGCAAAGTCGAAAGTAAAGAAGCTCCCTATTTTGCCGTTAAATTCGGAATGATTGCATACGGCTTTATATGTGCTTATGAAATTGTTGATGAAGATTTTGTGAGACAATTGAAATCATTATACATTGAAAGCGATATGATTTTGAAAAACAAGAAAGGATGACCTGCCGATGAAGCAGTATGAAGCTGACCAGCAGCGGAAGTTATTTCAATGGACGACTTTCATCAGAACCAAATATCCCGAAATTGATTTGATGTTCCACATTCCGAACGGTGGGAGCAGGAATAAGCTCGAAGCGGCCAACCTTAAAAAGCAAGGGGTAAAGGCAGGTGTACCGGATTTGTTTTTACCAGTCAGCCGTGGAGGCTATCACGGATTGTTTATTGAATTAAAATACGGTAAAAATAAGCCAACCGAAAAACAAGCTGAATGGCTTAAAATTCTGAATGAACAAGGTTACGCTGTCGCTGTATGTTATGGTTGCGAAGAAGCGAGCAAAAAAATATTAAAATATCTGAAATTAGGTGATACAAATGAGTGAAGAAAAAAAGAAACGAGGTCACAAGAAGAAACTCGACCGAATAGACAGGATGTGTCTTTACTGTGCCGATTACAATGCAAAGCACGGCACAAGTTACAGCTACGGAGAGTTTGTAGCGCAAATCGCCGCAAGAAAAATTAAACCGCTCGGTTTGTACGATTACGCAGATTAGGAGGAAAAAATGATTAATTAAGGAGAGTGATTTGGTTGAGTCAGAGAAAATCAATATCAAAAGCAACAAGGCTTAAAGTTTATGAGAAGTACAGCGGTCACTGTGCATACTGCGGTTGTACACTCAAATTAAAGGACATGCAAGTTGATCATATTCAGAGCGTGTATTGGTATGACGGAGCAAATGACATTGAAAATTTCAACCCTGCTTGTCGAATGTGCAATTTTTACAAATCGACAAGGACAGTCGAAGATTTTAAAAAAGAATTAGGAAAGTTGCTTTCAAGGCTCGAAAAGGTCTTTATTTTTCGATTAGCTGTAAAGTACGGATTGATTAAAAAGACGGACAATCCAATTGAATTTTACTTTGAAAATCAAAATAAAACAGGTAAGGAGAGTGAAAAATGATGATGGATAATAAATTAAAAATCCGTGAGGATAAGGAGTGAGCAAGAATGAAAGCCTATATAACTAAAGAACCTGCTGACATATGTGAGTATTATACACAAGATTGTAATATATCTTTTCTCGCTACCGTTATATATCACCCACCTAAGAATAGTCATAGGAACGCACCTTGTCCTTGTGGAAGCGGAAAGAAATATAAAAGATGTTGTTTGATAAAGGAGAACAGGCAAAATGACAAACTTTGAAAAAATCAAATCAATGAGTATCAATGAAATGGCAAACATCATCTTTAATGGTATTTCAAGTGACCCTTGCGACTATTGCAACAATCAATCGAATGGCGATTATTCACATTGCTTCGATTGTACTATGAATACAGATATTATCGCAGATTGGCTCGAAAGCGAGGCAAGCAACAATGGCTGAATCCAAAAAAACAGTTGCAGCGGAAACACAGGACAGACCGACAGCGCCGGCAGAAACATTATCAGAGCTTGACAAGCTCGTTGTTGCGTTTATTGACGGCGCTCTTGATGTTAATGAAATCAATAAGCTTGATATATTCAACAGATGGCTTGTTCTGTCAATGTCTGCCGTATATAGCTGTACGAAAATAGGATTGCTATCCGCCAAGTCTTGCGTTAAGGCAAAATATAAGCTTTTACAAGAGTACCGTAGATTTAGGACGGACACTTTTTTTGCAAGCAAAGAGCACATTGAATGGATTAATCGAACAAGAGAAACCTCTTGTAAACTAACGGAATTATCAAAAGCAATCGCTGAACATGATCCGGAAGTGTTGTCGATAGCTTTACAAATTATTGATTTGCTCACGAAGCAGGATATTTACAACAAACTTTTTATTTTATCGGACGCATCAGATACATATAAAGCAGATTGCTTAAAAACGTTGACCGAAAATGATACAGCCTTTTTGGACGAGTTTGGAAACATACCGTTTGTAGATTTGCTCTTTAAATTTTATAAATCGACAGAAGAAACGAGAGCAACGGAAATTTTCAAAGAATTGGATGCAGACAACATCAGAACTGTAGCTTGTCACGTGCCGGTTAAGTCGGACGATTGTCGAGGAATCACCAAGAGCTACAAAGAATATTTCGGCATTTAAGGTAAGGCAATATTCTTGCCGTGTGCAAAATCTTAAAGGAAATTCAAATCAAGTTAATCCTATATTCAAAAAGTAATCAAAGCGACGACTTCCGCTTTTGATTAAGCTGTTACAAAAGAATGCACCAAAAATCAAACACACAATTGCAGCGGCAAGGTTGCACAGAACAGTAACTCAAGTGGTCAGATTGGGTTACTGCATATTTATATCATCTGACTTTTTAATACGATAACAGAATAATAAATAGTCACAAAAAAGGAGTTGAGATACTCCTTTAATAGCCTGCTCAAGGAATTAATTAAGTGACCGTTTTAGCATTTACATATATAATAAAGGTTTAACTATGTTTACATACAAGTGTGAAATTAAATCAGGTCCTTTACTCGAGGTCAAGTATTATAAATCATTTCGCAGACGGAATAAAAAAAATCTTGCTCGACAAATCAATCAATCTCGAACAAACGAAAAGCAAGCCAAAGCAAACCGTATCAGAGGAGAACAACACACACAGAGGCTTATCCTTTGCAACTTCTCTGAGGGCGACTGGTTCGCAAGGTTCTCCGCTCCGTTTGGTGAATTTACCGAAGATGAATTTGAGAGGGTTGTGTCGAATTTTTTCAAGCGTATCAAACGCAGGACAGATAAAAAACAAATTAAATTTAAGTACATCGGGTACTGCGAATGCGGCAAACTCGGTAGAAACTGGCATTTGCACATCGTAATTGAGGATTGTGTCAGAGAAATATTAATGAAATGTTGGCCGTGGAAAAACGGAATAAATTTCACTCCGCTCTACAAAGGCGGAAACTATGCTGACCTTGCAAAGTACATCCGCAAAGATGTCAGCGGAAAGAAAAGACTAAAAACATCAAGAAATTTAACAAAGCCTGAAATCAAAGTGACAGAAGGAAAAAAGAGAGAATATCGAAAGCTTGAACGGGGTGAGGCTCTGCCTTGCCCGGACGGATATTATTTCTACAAAGACGAAATGTGGATAAATGATTTCACAGGCGCAACTTTTCACTTTACATATTTATCCAACACTCACAAGCATAAGAAATTCGGAGGTGCAAGAATTTGAAAGATTCAACGAAAGATTATACGATTGCGCAATTCAGGTCATATGCTGCTCTCGGCTGTCCGAGCAAAGCACAAATCATTTCTGACAAAACAATGCACAAAGCACTGCGACTTGACTTGCTTGCCGTGATAGACACATTAAATGCCTTGACGAACAGCGGAAAAGACTACATCTGTCAGGCTGTATGTGCTGTTTATTTTCCTGCACCGACAGAAGAATTAAAAAAAGGTGAAATCAATTCGAGGGTAATGAGATGTGCTCTTGAAAACTACACGGACGAGCGAACTGTGTGGCGCTGGCTGAAAGAGGCAAGATTACTTTGCGCCAACCTTCGAGGGTTGAACACAGGCTATTTGTACAACTTGCACAAATAAAGATGTCAGTAGAAACGATTGATTTTGATGTAAAATTAAATTGCAATGATAAAACGAAAAGTAACTACAGATTGGATTATAAAACAAATTCGCAGCGGTAAAGCATACAGGTTTTACTTGACAGCGAATTGGGCAGAAGTCCGTGACAGAAAAAAAGCACTTGAACATTATGAATGTGAACGCTGTCGCAAGGTGGGTAAATATAGTCCTTGTGAAGCCGTGCATCACAAGCTATACCTCAAGGCAAGACCTGATCTTGCTCTCGACATCAACAACCTTGAATGTCTTTGCAAAGATTGCCACTACAAAGAACATCACAAATATAAACCAAAAAAAATAAAAGATGAGTTTGTTGAACGGTGGTAAGTCAAAAAAAGCATACCCCCGGGTCAAAAATCGAAAAAATTTCAGGCTGATGGATAACGGTATAAAGGCACGACAATTTGGTCTCGCGCACGCACACGAGAAATTTTTGAGAGAGGAGTAGTATAAAATGGCACAGATTAAAATTGCAGAAATCAAGGACAGCTTGATTGAACAACTGACCTTGAAAGGGGCAAACATTGAAGTCTATAGAGATTTAATTGACAGCTATATTTTTTGCACGAAGCTTGAGCGTAAAATGCAGGCGGACATCCGCAGAAATGGCTTGACATACAAAGCTATCAGTGCCACAGGTAAAGAGTACATGAAGGACAACCCATCGGTAAAAAATGCAGTAATGTACAACAAACAGCGCTTAGCGATTCTCTCACAAATGGGGTTGTCGATTGACAAAGTTGAGAGTGAATCTGATGACGAGCTGTAAAGTCATAGATGAGTACATAGACCTTGTTAAAAGCGGTAAATATCGTGTCTGTCGAGAGCAAATTCAGCTGATAAAATTTGTTGAAAATGTCTTTGAGAATGAAGAAATCTATGTTGACGAAGAACAGCTTGAAAAATATTTAGCTTTGCAGAAATATTTTCCTTATAAACTTTTCGAGTGGGAAAAATTCTGTTTTACATTGCATAATTGCACATACTCCTCTCCCGGTGTTTTAAGGTTTCCCGACCTTGTAATCATCGTTGGGAGGGGCGCAGGTAAGAATGGCTATTTAGCTTTTGAGGATTTTGCGCTTATAACGCCGGTAAACGGTGTAAAAAACTACGACATCGACATTTGCGCGACTTCGGAAGAACAAGCAAAAACAAGCTTTAACGACATTTACGAAATTTTGGAAAACAATTCAGCCAAAATGCAGCGGCATTTTAAGTGGAATAAAACCGAAATTGTAAATATAAAAACAAATTCAACAATCAGATACAGAACATCGAACAGCAAAACCAAAGACGGAGGTAGACCGGGCAAGGTTGATTTTGATGAAAAGCACGCTTACGAAAACTACAATTTGATTGACGTTTTTACAACAGGCCTAGGAAAAAAGCCGATGCCGAGAACAACAACTACAACGACGATGGGAAATGTTCGAGACGGCCCGCTTGACCAAGAATTTGCACGAGGGCTTGAAGTCTTGAACGGTGATGCGCCTGACAATGGCACGCTTTATTTTATTTGCCGTTTGAACGATGACAAAGAGGTCCATGACGAGCAAAATTGGTACAAAGCAAATCCAAGTTTACAGTATTTTCCAAATTTGCTCCGAGAGCTTCGGAAGGAATACGAAAAATGGAAAATTGATCCGAATAATAACTCTTCATTCATGACGAAAAGAATGAACCGTCCACAGGGAACAGAAGCGAATCCTGTAACCTCATGGGAAAATATCAAAGCTACAAACAGGCCTCTCCCCGACCTTGAAGGCAAGCCGTGCATATTTGGCGTTGACTACACCAAAACTACTGACTTCTTGGGTATCGGCTTAATGTTTTTGATTGACGGCTCAATCATATGGAAACCGTTTTCATGGTACTGCTCGCAATCTGCGGATTTGGGCAGAATTAAATTCCCTTATGCTCAACAGTCTGATTTACAAAGGGTTGACGGAGCGGAAATACCTCCCGAAATCGTTGGCGACTGGTTGAGAGAGCAAAAAGAACATTACAACATTGTCGGCGGAGCGTTAGATAACTACCGCTATACATTACTCAAAGAACCGTTAATGCAGTTGGGTTTTGAATGCGACCGCAAAGGACGAAATAATCTAAAACTTGTAAGGCCGTCTGATAAAATGCTTGTAGCTCCTCTGATTGCCTCTGATTTTGCAAATCACCGCATTTTTTGGGGCGATTCGGCATTAATGCGCTGGTACACAAACAACACATCGGCTGTCGAAGATAAAAACGGCAATATTATCTACGGTAAAATCGAACCGAAATCAAGAAAAACAGACGGATTTATGGCGTTCGTCGCCGCCTATACACAGCTTGATTTACTAAAACAAAATCAGCCGATGACGGTTGATGAACTTAAAAATTGTTTTAACGCAATTTTATTTTAAAGGCAGGTGAAAACAAAAATGAAAGTAATAAACTGGGTGAAAAATCTTTTTAGAAAAGATGCCGTTGCAGCGGAATTTAATGAGGACGGCTCGACAGTTGATGAACAGAGGTTTCACCTGACTGAGCTTGCTCTGTTTACTGCAATTGATTTTATCGCCCGAAGCTTGGCGAAGTGCGAATTTGTGACGGTAAACAATAACCGTGAAAGTCGCAAAGCTGAATACTATCTGTGGAACTATGCACCTAACAAACATCAAACAAAAATCGAATTTTTTACGCAGGCTGTCGCAAAATTGATTTTTGACAATGAATTGTTAATTATCGAAACTGCCGACAACCAGCTATTAATTGCAGACAGTTTTTCAAGAACAGAACACGCATTGATTGATGATTCTTTCAGCAGTGTTACTTGCCGAAATTTTACATATCAGAGAACTTTTTTTGAAAGTGAAGTAATTTATCTTCAATATAATAATTTCGCTCTGAGGGGATTGTTAGCCGACATGTGCAACACTTATGAGCAGTTAATGTTATCGGCTCAGGAAAGGTACAACAAGGCTGTCGGACATAAAGGCATTTTGGAACTTGAAAATTACAGCTTTGGCGATGAAAATTTTGCCGAAACTTATAACAAAGTTTTAGCTAAACAGTTTAAAGCTTTTTACTCGAACAAAAATGCCGTTATGCCGATTTTTAAGGGGATGAAATACTCCGAGCCGTCAACAGACGCGGGAAAAACCACAAACAGCGAAATAAACGATATTCAAAAATTGAGAACTGAGGCTTACACGGTGGTTGGAAACGCTTTGCATATTCCGCCGGCAATTTTAAGCGGTGAAGCCTCTCAACTCTCGGACGCTATGGATTGTGCTATTGGAAATGCAATTGATCCGATTGCAAATATGTTTGAGCAGGAAATCACCAAAAAGAGATTCGGTAGCACCGAATTTAACAAAGGCAATTATCTCTTAATTGACACAACGACAGTCAGACACATTGACGCAATCAGTCAGGCAAATAATCTTGATAAGTCAATTGCCAGCGGTGTGCTGACACCTGCACAGGCTCAAAAATATTGCAATATGCTCCCTTGCTCGGAGGCTTGGGCGCATACATATTACATTACTAAGAATTACCAAACAATAGCAAATGTTTTGAAGGGTGGTGAATAAATAAATGAAAAGTAGAAATTACAACATCAAACAGATTGCAGAAAATCAGAATGTTTTGCAAATTTATCTTTACGGCGAAATTGAGCCGGGCTATCTGGATTGCTGGGGATATTATTACGGCTCAACCACGAGCGCCGAATATATTCGCAAAGCGATTGAAAAAGCAGGCGAAATTGAAAGCATCGAAATCTACATCAATTCCGTGGGCGGATTTGTTGATGAAGGTGTAACTATTTACAACCTGCTCAAACGGCAGAGCGTGCCGGTCACTGCATACATTGACGGTATGGCTTGCTCAATCGCCTCTGTTGTCGCAATGGCGGCTGACAAGATTGTAATGCCGTCAAACACAACAATGATGATTCATCATGCAGTCGGCGGTTGTTACGGCAATGCGAAGGAGCACAGAGATTTTGCAACCCAGCTTGACAAAATTAGTGAAGCAAGTACAAACTCTTACCTTGTGCATGCAGGCGATAAGCTCACGAGAGAAACCCTCGAGCCGCTTCTTGATGCTGAAACATTTTTGACGGCAGAGGAAGCCTTCAATATCGGCTTGTGTGACGAAATCCTTGATCCGGTTGACTTAACCGAATCAAAAGAGATTGTTGAAGATGCACAGCAAAAGAAGAATCCAAAAGCAAAACAGGCAGCGGCAGAACTTGCAAAAATGCTTGGTGCAAAGCCTGAACCGCAGACACCACCTGAGCCCAAGCCGAAAAATTCCGAAGAAAAGGACAGCTTTGGCTTTATTGAAGAATACTTCAAAAACAAAAATTATTTGTAAAGGAGATTTAAAAAATGAAGAATCTTGATGCGATTAAAAACGCAAAAGCAAAGTTTGCGCAGAACTTGAAAACTGCCATTGATTCCAAAGATGAAGCAAAAATGACCGAGGCTCTCAACGCCTATGCTGATAGTATTCAGCAGTCCATTATTTCCGTTGCTCAGGAAATCGGCGAAACTGCCGACAACACAATCCTTGCCAAGAGAGGATTCAGACAGCTTACAAGCGCAGAGCAGAAGTTCTACAACAACTTTGTAACAGCGGCAAAATCTGCTGATGTTAAGCAGGCTCTCACTGGTCTTGATGTTACAATTCCGCAGACAATTCTTGACACAGTGCTTGAGGACATTACAAACAATCATCCTCTGCTTGATGCAATCGGCATCGAAAACACATACGGCTCTGTTAAGGCGATTTTTGCCACAGACACAAAACAGCTCGCCGCCTGGGGCGCTTTAAGCTCAAAAATCACACAGGAGCTTGCCGGCACAATCCAGGAAAAGGATTTCTCAACATCAAAGGTAAGTGCCTTTATCCCCGTTCCGAAGGATATACTCGACCTTGGCGCTATATACATCGACGCATATGTCCGCAGAATCCTCGCCGATGCACTTGCTTATGCTCTTGAAGATGGCTTTATCAACGGTGACGGCAATGGCAAGCCGATTGGTATGCTTAAAGACCCCGAGGGTGCTGTAAAGGCAGGTGCATATACCGAAAAAACAGCAACAAAGCTCACAAGCCTTGACATTAAGTCGTATATGAATGTTGTTGCAAAGCTTGCGAAGGGCAAGGGTGGCAAGACAAACAACATCACATCGGTTGACCTCATCGTTAATCCTGTGGACTATCTCACAAAGATTATTCCTGCGACTACGGTCCTTGCAACTGACGGTTCATACAAGAACAACCTCTTCCCCTTCCCAACGAATGTTTATCCGTCAGAAATGGTTACAGAAGGCACTGCCGTTATTGGCCAGCTTTCAAGATATAAAGCCTGCCTCTCAACAGGTAAGGAAGGTAAGCTTGATTATTCTGACCAGTACCAGTTTCTCGAAGACAACAGAGTTTATCTCGTTAAGGCTTATGCTACAGGCTTTTCACTTCATACGAATGATTTTGTTAAGCTTGATATTTCGGCGCTCAATCCTGCTGAAATTAAGGTAACTCTCAATCAGGCAGCAACAGCTTAATTTATTGCGGAGGTGTTGAACAATGGAAATTATGAACGATGTAGTTAATATGCTCGATTTTGACCGTGAGCACATCGAAACAGATGAAAGCACAAAGTTAAAAATTGAACTGATTATAGCCAATGGAAAACAGCACCTTCGCGATTATAACCCTCTACTTACTGATGAGGATTTTGAACGACCGACAAGGGCAAGAAGTCTGCTGTTTGACTATTGCCGTTATGCTTACTCGAACGCTGTTGAAATGTTCGACCATAATTTTGAAAGCGAAATTCTGAAATTAAGGCAGGAATATGAGGTGAAAAGCTATGATTTTGAAGAATAACATAGATTTTTTAACCTTTAATGACGGACTTGCAAAAATCTACGAAACGGACGAAAACGACGATATTATTGCCGATAGCTTGAAAAAGTATCGCTTTGGTAATGAAAAAATTGGTGTAACTCGGTTTTACGGAGCAAAACAGAACGATATTGAACTGTCAAAGGTTATCCATATTCACAAAGATGAAACTTTGAGAACGGATATGGCGGTCATCATTGACGGCACAAGGTTTAAAATCGAACAAATTCAACACGATAAAAGCAAAAATCCCCCTTGCTCGGTTTTGAGTTTGTCACAGAGGGGACTGTATGAAGGTGGTGCAGATGTTTTTTAAAAACTACGATGAATTTGTTGAACTCATAAAGTCTTGTGGTTTTAAGTGTGTGGAGGCAGATTACAACAAGTCAACCCCTGCTCCCTATCTTGCTTACTTTAAAGACGAGGAAACAGGCATTTACGCAGACGGTAAATGCCTTTGGAAAACTGCAAAAATCATCATAGAACTTTACACAGCGAAAGATGACCATGCAAGTGAAACAAAGTTTGAAAAATGGATGTCTGAAAACGGTTTAGGTTGGAAAAAGCCGAACCGAGCGTGGGACATAACGAATAAACTTTGTGTGAGTTATTACAATTTGAGTGTGACTTTCGATGAGTAGTTACAAAAAAGTCGGTATTGACAGAATCGGCGATACTTTATCAAAAGAACTTGCAACCTATTCGGCTGATGTGCAAATGGGTGTCCGACTATTGGTCGATGAAAAATCCAAAGAACTTAAAAACGCAATCAAAAAAGAAGCACCTGTCGGCTACAGAAAAAAATATCGCAAATCGTTTAGAGTTAAAATCACAAACGAAACATTTAGGTTTTATGAAAAAACGGTTTATGCCGCTAAACCTGAGTACCGGCTTACACACCTCCTCGAAAAAACTCGTAAAAAGAGGGGCAAAAAAGGCGGAACGGTACAACCGAAGATGCATATTGCTCCGGCTACAGAGAAAATTCACGGCGAATTTGAAGCCGGAATAAAAAAGCTCATTAAATCATCGGAAGCTATGGGCGGCGGTGATTTGAGCAGCATAAAAAGAATTTAAAAACATAAGGAGTTGTTATTTTATGAACAAAACAATCAGAAAAGTTGGTTATGCTGTGCTGACAGAAAGCAGCACAGGCGAAATCACATATGGTAAGCCCGTGTGGTTTAAGTCTGATGAGGCAGGTGGCAGAAGCATTGGTGCCGAGCCGGTAGGCGATCCAAACACAATCTATGCTGACGGTTTGCCTATCATCGTAGCAAGTGCGAACGGCGGCTACACAATCAGTCTTGAGCTTATTTCAGCAGTCGACGACATCGAAAAAGATTGGTTCGGCAATGATGAAGCAACCGAAGGCGGTATCATCGAAAAGGGCGGCATTAAGGTAATGCCAAGATTTGCCCTCCTCGCTGCCAAGGAAACATACAAAGGTGATAAGCTCTACGAGATTGACACATATTTTGACTGCGTAGCTGCAAGGGCAAGCCGGAACGACAAGACATCAGAAGGCAATTTCGATCCACAGTTCCCGACCTTTACAGTCACAGCAAAACCACGCCCTGACAATGACTTTGTGCGCTACACATCATATGCGGACACTCTGCCCGAAAGTGTTGTAGTTCCGACCGTTAAGGCAAATTCCGCAACGGAATAATTTCAAAGGTAGGTTAAAACATGAAAGACACAGTTGTTATTAACAATACAAACGTTGAGGTTGAGGTTACAGCATATACAATGCTCATCTACGAGGACACATTCAAAGGTCACAGCTTTTTGCGTGATGCCGACCGTATTCTCGTTAAGAACCTCAATGATGTTAAATTTGGCTCTGCTGTAAAGCTTTTATGGGCATCGGCAAAGACGGCAGACGATACAATTCCCAACTTTAAGACTTGGGCGAAAGAAATCAGCATTAAGGACGCTATTTCGGCGACAGACACAATCATTAATCTCATTGTTGACAGCCTTAAAAGCGACAGCCCAAAAGTGACAGCGACAGCGACAGCAACTTAAACGGATTTAAAACTTTCCTGACGGCAAAGGAAGTCTTATCCTATGCCGTCAGGTGCGGTCTGACTGTCGCTGATCTACAGAAATTTACAATAGGTTTTGTCTTAGATTATGTCGAAACCTATTTCGCATTACGAAACAATAAGAACATCCACGAAAATGAAGAAAAATATCTGAAAATGAAATCTGTGTTGCCTTTCGTTACAGAAAGATTTGAAAACAAGGAAATCTCGGAAGAGCAGTACAGCGAGTTTATGAACAGATACAAGAAGTTGGAGGATAGATATGGCATCTACAATTAAGGGTATTACCGTCAAAATTGCCGGTGACACAATGGACTTACAGAAGTCCTTAAAAGCTGTACAGTCCTCATCGGCGAGCTTGCAGAGAGAACTGACTGCGATTAATAAGCAGTTAAAATTTGACCCTGAAAACACCGTTCTGCTCGCTCAAAAACAAGAAGTATTGAAAGAGCAGATTGATAAGAGTCAGTCTGCTCTTAGTCAATTGCTTGATGTACAGGATCAGGTTGAAGAACAGGCAAAAAACGGCGAAATCTCAACCGAACAGTACAGAGCTTATCAGCGTGAGGTTGAAAAAGCAAAAAGCAAACTCGAAACTTTTAAGAAACAGCTTGCAGAAACCGAAGAAAAGGCAAACGAAATAAACCTTGAATCAGCACGGACTGAAATGTCAAAAACTGAAACAAGCGTTGATAAAGCAGGCGATAGTTTTAAAAATCTTGAAAATAAGTCAAATAAAACTGATTTATCCAAGGTTAAGAAAGAAATGGATGATGTTAAATCCTCTGCTGACAATCTCAAATCCGCTGTCGGTGATACATTAAAAGAAGCTGGTGCAGCGGCAACAGCGGTCGGCGGAGCGTTGACCGGAACTGTCATAAGTGCAAACAGTGAAGAAAAAGCTTTAAATTCCTTGCAGGCACAAGCAGGCTTGACCGCCGAGGAGATGACCAAATACAAAAGTGTGCTTGAAGATGTTTACAAGGGAAATTTCGGCGAATCTCAGGAAGAAGTTGCAAATGTCCTTGCTTTAATTAAGCAAACAACGAACGAGACCAATCCAAGTAAGCTTAAAGATATGACCGAAAATCTCTTTACATTGAGAGATACATACGATTATGATTTTATCGAAACATTGAGAGCGGTCAACATGCTTATGGAGCAGTTTGGCGTAACGGGCGATGAAGCGTTTAACCTTATTGCTCAGGGCAGTCAAAAAGGCCTTAACAAAAACGGCGATTTGCTCGATACAATCAATGAATACTCCGTACATTATAAGCAACTCGGCTATGACGCAAACGAGTTTTTTAATTCGCTTGAAAATGGCTCTAAAGCAGGTACTTTCAGTATTGACAAGCTTGGCGATGCCATGAAAGAGTTTGGAATCCGTTCTAAAGATACAAACTCGAGTACGCAGGAGGGATTTACTCTTCTTGGCTACGGCGCAAAAGCCTCAGCTGAGGACATTCAAAAAGCCAAAGATGAAGTCGCAAAGCTCGAAAAAAATCTTTACTATGCAAAAGAGGAGCAAAAAGGTTTTAACAGTTCAACAAGCGAATTGACAAAGCAAAAAAACGCTGACAAAATTGCCGAATACTCCGAGGCGTTAAAAACCGCTAAAGAAAATCTTGCAAATCTCGAATCAGCAGGCAAAGGCGCAAAAGGTAGTATTGAGGATTTGCAGGCAAGATTTGCAAAAGGCGGAGATAGCGCAAAATCAGCAACATCAGAAGTCTTAAAGGCTCTTTTCGAGATGGATGACAAGGTTAAGCAAAATCAGGCAGGTGTTGACCTCTTCGGTACGATGTGGGAAGATTTGGGAATCGACGGTGTAAAAGCCTTAATGAAAGTTAATGGCTCTGCCGACAAGACCCAAAATACCATGAAAAAGATTAAAGACATCAAATATGATGATGTTGAAGCTGATTGGGCAAGTCTCGGCAGGACTGTGCAAACTGATGTCATTAATCCTATCGGCAAATCATTATTCCCCGAGGTAAAAAAACTTTGTAAATTTGCGAGCAAGCATACAGATGATATTATTCCAACGCTAAAACAGATTGGTGTTTTAACTACTGCTATTTGGTCGGGTAAAAAGGCCACTAAAATAGTTACAGAAATCAAAAATCTGTGGGGAGCTTACAAGTCTTTGAGAGCGGCAACAGATGCCGCTAAAATCTCACAAGAGGGACTTAACACTGCTCAAAAAGCAAATTTGTGGGGATTAGTTGCAGGCTTAGTTGTTGGTGCTATAGGCGAAATTTGGGCGTTTTCAGAGGCTAACGACAGTGCAAAACAATCCCAAGAAGAACTTAACGAAGCTCAGGAAAAAGCAAAAGAAGAAATCAAAGAATTGAAAGACGCAAATGATGAATATGTGCAGAGCAAGAAAGATGCGGCATCGGAGGTTGAAAGCGAATTTCAATATTACGACGATTTATGGGTCGAATTGCAAGGTATTGTTGACAAAAACGGCGAAGTCAAAAAAGGCTATGAAGACAGAGCAAAATTTATTACCAATGAATTGAGCCGAGTTACAGGCAATGAAATCACTTGGAACGGCAATGTTATTCAGTCTTATAAAGACCTTAAAAGCTCAATGGATGATGCCCTTGAATCAAAGAAAGCACTTGCTTTGCTTTCAGCGACCGAAGATTCTTATCAGACAGCAGTTTCAGGTCTTGCAGGCGCAAAGACCGACAGCGTTAATCAGTATGCCATTGTTCGTGAAAATAAAAATGATGTGAGCAAGGCAAGAGATAGCGTAAATAGCTTGCAAATGCATGACACAAAAGCTGAAAATGTCGCATGGTGGGCATATGAAAATAAGAACATTGATAAGCATACATTAGGTGTCATTAGCGCTAACGCTAAAGGTGAAAAGGTTGATAAAGAAGAACTTGATGTCGCTCAAAGCCGTATAAAGGCATTAGAAACAGCTTACGACCAAGAATTGGAAAATCGCAAAAATGTTTTAAGCCAAAAAGAAAGCGTTCTTAAAGACGCCGAAGCCAAGTACAAAACTTATCAAGACAAAATCGTCAACTACAACACCACAATTCAAAATTTTGAGAATTTAACCGCTGCAAATGCTAAAGGCAATGCCGAAGAAATCAAAGCCGCTATGTCTGATGTGGAAAACAGCTTAATCACTCACACGACAGGAACTAAAGACACACTCGAACAGCAGGTCAATGATTTTAAGACAAATGCCGAGAATTTAAGGACAGCATACAAAGACGGTGTTGAAGGTGTCACAAAAGACCAAGTTGAAGAAGCCGAAGAATTGCAGGAAAGAGCAGAAATTGAGCTTGCTAAATACACCGATATGTATGGCACGGTTGCCGCGATTGCTACAGGCAAAGCTGACGAAATCAACGCACAACAGCAGAAAATCAAAAACGGTTTCATTGATGCTGAAACAGGCTCGAAAGAGAGCCTTGAAAATCAGCTTGCAAACTTTACCGCAAACTATGAGTTGTTAAAAACTGCAATGGACGAAAATCAGCCGGGCGTAACCCAAAAAATGGTTGATAACGCACACGAGCTTGTCGATAAGGCAGCCGCTGAACTCAACAAACTTGAGGGCAACGGCGAAAAAGCAGCGAAAAAGGGCGTTAATAAAACCGCTGAAACAATTGGCAGCAAAGAGTCAAAAGAAAAAATCGAAGGCAGTACAAAAAAAGCGGTAGATGTAACTGCATCACAAAACCTTGTAGCTTATGTAATATCGGCAAGCTCGATGCTCGGCGCATTTTTTTCAACAGGATTTTCATCCGGCATTGAATCGGTTATAGCTGGTGTAGGTAATTCAGCGGCATCAATTGCCGCTGCAGCCTTAGCATCAGTGCAAAAAGAGCAGGATTCGCACTCTCCGGCAAAAAAGCCGAGAAAATTTGGTGTTTATTTTGGTAAAGGCTACTGTCTCGGAATTGAAGATGAAATCGTCGAAGCTCAAAAAGCAGCAAGGAACTTAGCGGCCAAAGCCTTGTCAGCTGTTGAGGGCGACCCTGTCGGTGCGATTAACAGTAAATTTGCAGGCATCCGCACACAAAGCCAAGATTACGCAGCGGCAAACAGCCAGATGTCAAAAATTGTGACTAACTCGCCTACGATTGAGATTAAATACATAGGCGATGTAAACATCAATAATGACATGGATGTTGACGATTTTAACCGCCGTGTATCGACCGCAATTGTGCAGACGCTTGACGGCGAAGCGGCTCGCTGGGGAGGTTAAAGATGAGACATAGTTTTACATATAACGGTATTGATTTGCGGACAGTAGGCTTTTTTATAGCCACTGCTCCCAAATATCAAATTGCAAAGCGTAATTTTGATCTGACTTCTGTTTATGGCAAAAATGGCGGAGTGATTTCCGACAATGGTGTTTTCGATAATGTTGAAATGCAGTTCGAGGTCAACAGTTATCCGTACATTGTACCGAACGAAAGCAATGCAGAGCTTGTAAGAGCGTTTGCTGAGTGGCTTACCGTTTGGGACGGCGAGTATAAAATCTTTAGGGAAACATATAACCCCGGCTATTTTACGAAAGCAATTTGCACAGGAATTGAGCCAATAGAAGAGGTTGCCCCTCTTTGTTTGTCAACAACAATAAATTTCAGCCGAGTGCCGTTTTGGTACAGTGATTTAGGGCAAGAGATTATCAGACCCGAATTGACCTCGACACAAAACGCAGAAATTGAAGTCTATAATCCTGAAAATTACGAAGCAGAGCCTTTCATCAAGATTATCAATAAAGGCGCAAAAGTTAATCCGTTGACGCTGACGGTTAATGATGGTCAAACTTTAACAGTTAAAACATCATCGGATAAGGATTATATTGAACTTGATTCCGAACAGCAGTCCGCTTCTTTCAACAACGGCATGAGCTTAGCAAACAGTTGCATAATCTGCACAGAGTTTCCAAAGTTTTTGCCGGGGTGGAATAAAATAAAGCTCTCAGGAAAAAGCGCAAATGCGTTTACTGACATTGAAATTAAGCCAAATTGGAGGAGATTGTAATGTACCCTATCTTGTACAACATTGCTGATTTTTACAAAAATTCAACGCCATTGTTTGAATCTAACGGTTTCGGTTTCTTGACAGAATGCACCGAGTTTTTGGTGACAATGGAGCAAAATGGCACATACAGCTTTAGTGCAAAAATTAAAAGCACAGATAAGCTCGCGCCAAAAATTAAAATAACCTCATATATTAAAGCGAAAGTGAATAATGTATCTGAGCCACAGTACTTTTATGTAACCAAAATAGAGGTCGATAAAAACGGTGATTTAACCGTGTCGGGCGAACATGTGTCAAGAATGTTTTTCCAAAACGGGACAATTCCTCGTGCAACAGACGGTTCGATGTATGGTACACCAAAAGAACTCATTGACCACTTTATGCGAGATTATAGTCAGGTAGGGAAACCTCTGTATATGTGGTTTACGGAGGCCCCATATAAGTGGTTTAGTTTCAGTTCATCAATCACAGCAAAGAAAAGAATTTACTTGGGCTATTCACAGGCAGTAAAGTTTGAGGACATTTTCAAAGATGATGACGAAGGACTAATAAATCAGTTTGACGGTGTTCTGTATTTTAACAATTTTGATATTCATTTTGAAAAAATCAGTACAGCAGGTGCGAAAAGTGGCTATCGTATAGCTTTCGGCGCTAATGTGTCAGATTATAAGCAGACTGCTGAAATCGGCAACTACTATACACATGTTATGCCTTACGCACGATGCAACACTACGAATAATAAAGAAGTTGTCGTATCAAGCCCTGAACCATATGAAACAGGTTTAAAACGGAGCATAAAAAACACATATTTGTATGATTGCACAAGTAAAATCAAAAAATATACTTTAAATCCAAGCACCGGCGAAAACTACGAAGAAGTCAGAGATGCCTTGCGGAATGCCGTTGCCGATTATAACTATTCAACAGAACAGACAGCGGAAACCCTGAGTATAAGGGTAACTCTTGAAAACGAGCTCACTAAAATGCACGCAATCAAACTTTATGATGAAGTGACGGTCGTAATGCCGGACGGCACGAATTTGAACCGAAGAATTTCAAAAACGGTCTACGATAGCGTGTCCCAAAAATACAAAGAAATTACAATCGGCGACTTAAGTATGTCGATGTCTGATTTATTAAAAATCCAAAGGAGGTTTAAAAAATAATGGCTATTAGTTTAGCACATAAATCAATTACGATTGATGTTAATAATCGAAATGCACCAAATGTTGTTGCAATTGCAAATGTAAATGACAAAGCGGTCCGCTATCTCGATGTAACATTGACGGCCAGCGGTGAAAAATTGACTTTTGTAGATTGCACAGTAACAGCAACATTTGCGACGGACGGATATTTAATTTCAGATTCAGTCGCTTGCACCCTGAACAGCACGGCAGATGTTATTACTGTTCCGCTCGAAAATTTCAAGTCTATGTCGGGCTTCTTGGCAATTGAAATTAAGATTGCAAACGGTGAAACGCAGGTGTTAAATACGCCGCTAACTTTAAAAGTTATGGTAACTCCGAGCCTCGCTGGAAACAGCAAGATAAACAGCCAAAGTGCTGGCAATTTTGCCGAAATCAGCCGAGAGGTTGCCACGGCAAGAGGCGGTCAAAATTCACTTGGAGCAAGGCTTAACGGGATTGATTTGTCTGTGTCTAATAAAGCTGACAAAAGCACGGTCAGTCAGTTATCGGCACGAATGCAGACGGCAGAGAAAGCCCTTACAGGCAAGGCAAACACAACAGACGTAGCCAACGCTCTTAAAGGGAAAGAGGATGATTCAAACAAAGTGAGTTCCAAAACGGACATCACAGACAGCAGAGCTAATTATCCAAGTATTGAATATCTTGACGATTTTTATTACGATGCAAGCGAAGCCTACTCATCAGAAGAAACGGACAAGCTTCTTGCAACTAAATACGATTCGTCAAATATTGAAAGCGGAACATCAACACTTACACCTTATTCAACCGTTGTGGATAAAATCAAAAGTGCAAACTGTACATATAAGACGATTGGTGACATCGTAATCGTCAGTGCAACCGTCAAAATGAACGCAGTATCTCTTGCCGGCAATAGCATGTGTCCGCTGATTGATTTGCCGTACAAATGTATTTCCGAGGACAATGTTTTTTGTGTCGGTATTTCAAACCTTGGCAAGCTCTTTAAATTTGCTATTCCGAAAAATAACACTTGGCTACAGTTTTCAACTCAGGATAAGACCGCATATACATTCGCAGACGGCGAGCAAATTAATGTGATTTGCTTGTACAAAATTAAATAACGGAGGTAAAAATTATGGAACTTAAAGAAAAAATCACACTTGATATGCTCACAAAGGACAGCGTGTCGGTACTCAGACAGCAGTTTTTGACCTTTAACGGTGAAGAAATGCAGGTCGGCGGAAACATCCGCAACGCATACATGAACAGCAAATCGGGCAGAGAACAGCTCAAAACGGTGTTGTCTGATGAATACTATAACGCTGTCATGGCAGTTTGGGGCGACAATCCAACCGTTGACGAGCCGACGACAGAAAGCGAGGTGTAAACAATGAAGGAAAACATTTTACAGGCATTATTTGCCACAGTATGCGGTGCTATTGTCGCATATCTTAACATCTTGCTTGTGCCGTTTGCGGTGATGATTGCGGTAATGATTATCGACTACATCACTGGAATGGCACAGGCATACATAAGCCACACGCTGAACAGCCGTGTCGGTGTAACAGGCATTATCAAAAAGGTAGGCTATATCGTAGCTGTAGCGGTCGGTATTGTTGCCGACTATCTCATCAGTTCGGCACTTGTCAACTGCGGAATCGACTTGCGGATTAACTACTGTATCGGCATGATTGTTACGATTTGGTTTATCATCAATGAGTTGATTTCAATTTTAGAAAACCTCTCTGAAATTGGTATTCCATTGCCGAAATTTTTGGTATCAATTGTTAAAAGACTGAAAACCACAGTCGAAGTAAAAACAGATGAAAGCGAGGAATGATTATGAGTAATTCAAAACTTGTTAATTACACAAAATTAAGCCCAAACCACAGCGGTAAACGCACACACAGTATTGACCGCATTACTCCGCATTGTGTTGTAGGTCAGTGCAGTGTCGAAACACTCGGCAACATCTTTATGAATACAGCCTGTGAGGCAAGCTGTAATTACGGAATCGGCTATGACGGCAGAGTGTTGCTCTGCGTTGATGAAGGCAATCGCTCTTGGTGTAGTTCATCAAACGCAAATGACCAGCGTGCAGTCACAATCGAATGTGCAAGCGACACAACCGCACCGTACACGATGAATAGTAAAGTTTACAACAAACTCGTTGCACTTTGCGTTGACATCTGCAAGCGTAACGGCAAGACTAAACTGCTTTGGTTCGGTAATGAGGACAAGACACTGAATTATTCGCCAAAATCAGGCGAAATGGTCTTGACTGTACATAGGTGGTTTGCAAATAAATCTTGCCCGGGTGACTGGCTCTATAACAGGCTCGGAAATCTTGCAGACGAAGTAAACGCACAGCTCAGCGGAAAAACAACAAACACGGAGGAAGAAGAAATGATTAAATACGGCGCACATAACACAGCAACACTCGCTTTTAAGAAGCAGTTGATTACTTTGTACAACATGAAAATTATCAAGACTAAGGTTGATAACTCGAACGGTTTCGGTGACGGCACTCTTAAAGCTGTTAAAGAGGCACAGAGAGCAGGTAAGGTTACAGTTGATGGTATTGTCGGCGAAAAGACAATCAATGCTATCTATCATCTTATCAATGATTGCAATTGGGCTAAAGATAAGAAGATTGCAAATGCAAAAAAAGCACTTGGCTGATGTTAAATATTTCGCACCGTTGCAAATTTTATGTGGCGGTGCGGATGCCATAAATAAAGGAATGGGGTGACGAAAACGGTAAATTTATATCAAGGCGATTGTCTTGAAGTGCTGAAAACTTTGCCCGATAACAGCGTTGACCTGTTGCTGACAGATCCACCATACGGGATTGATTTTCAATCAAAATATAATAATAAAACAAAAAGAAAGCCTAAAATTTTAAATGATAAAAAGCCATTTACAGATTTTATCCCATTGATAAAGTCAAAAATTGCAAAAACAGGAGGCATACTGTGTTTTACCCGTTGGAATGTTCAGCAGATTTTCATTGATGAGTTTATTCGTAACGGTTTAAAGCCGAAAAATGTTCTTATTTGGGACAAGAAAAGTCACAGTATGGGCAATTTGAAAAAGGCATTTGGCGGCAGATACGAGAGCATTATTTGGATACCGAATGACGATTTTAAATTCAAAAACGGACGACCACAGGATTTAATTTCTGTTCCAAGAGTACCGCCGTGTAAGTTAATTCACCCGAATGAGAAACCTGTTGAGCTCCTTGAATTTTTGATTAAAAAAACTACTTCACAAAACGCAACCGTCCTTGATTGCTTCATGGGTTCAGGTTCAACAGGCGTTGCCTGTGTAAATACAAAGCGAAACTTTATCGGAATGGAGCTTGATGAAAAGTATTACAAAATAGCAGAGGAAAGAATAAATTCAGCAACTAAATAAATAAATAAACTACATAACAAAAATGACAGACACATAATTGCAAAAAATCCCCCTCATCCGCTGTAAAAAGTGGGTGAGGGGAAATTGTTATTATTTATTATTTTCTTCTGTTGCAATCCTTTCAAGCTCACGGATTACAAGTTTTTCAACGTATGCGGGAGGCTTCCTGATGCCAGCTTCCCAATTTTCAATAGTTCTTTTAGGAATTTCAAAAACTTCGCTCATTTTAGCTTGGGTTAATCCTGCGTTGAGCCTTGCTTCTCTAATCGTCAATTTTATCAACCCCTTTCATAAAACCATCAATCCAAATGACCTTGCCTGTCTTATATCGGCGGAAGTGCCCTCGAACTTGGAACACACCTTCAGGGCTTCTGTGACGACCAACTGAGGCTGCATATAATTGGTTCTGGAAAGGTCTGAACACGATTGTTTTGTCGCCTTTTTGATTTGTTCCGACAGCGGAAAATTCTCGCTTATCTCGGTCAAGAAAATTCCCATACCATAAGAAAGCGTTTGTGTGAACATACGAAGTTATCAAGGTCATCATTAGATTAAGCTGTTCTTGGCTCATTTCAGCTTCTTCTGCAAGTTTATAATGAATTTGAAAATCGTTCGCACCTTTGGGAGTAGGAAAGAACTCGCCTTTAGCGAACAGTTTTTTGTTGATTTTCAGAGAGAATTTTCTTTCAAGTCCTTTCGATTCGACATATAGTACGTATTCAGGATTATCTTTTTTGCGTATTTCACATTTTTGGAAAAATGGTTCAGCTAAGGAACATTTCAATCTGTCTTTGTCAGCCCATTCTCTAAGATAAGAGTAGGCTGATTTTTCAATGTATATGGTGTTCAAGAGATGATTTCAGCTCCTTTTTTGATTAATAATAAATAATATTTGCAATTTTTCTTTTAATCGTGAATTTCGACGTGTTCAAGACTTCGTAGCCGTCTTCAATGACATTGAATCCTTCTTCAAAGTCATCAATGACCTTGTTCAATTCGTTTTCTGTGCGGTAGTCGAGTTTTGAGAAGTCATTAACGAGTTCGCCGTCAACGAAAATCTGTCTTGGTTCTTCCACGAGAACCTCATATTCTCCGATGAACTCACCGTTGTTGTTTCTTATGTTTCTTGTAATTTTGTTTGCGTTTGTCATTTTTATTTCTCCTTTTTATTTTTAATTTAAACAGATTAAACAAAATCTGACCAATAGTTTTTGAAATATAACACAGCCAAATCATAATCATCTGTGTAAATTACTCGGTTATCGCCATGTTCCGCCGGGTCTTCTTCAACAAGAACAGACTTCGGAACCCACATTGTTTTTCTTAAATAAACTCCTACATTGAGCATTGCATATACAGCTTTATCCGTTTCTTTTAAAATTGCGAAAACATCACACATATCAATTTTTCTGCTGAGGTCTTTCGCAATCTTTTCTGCAAACCAATCTTTCACTGTTAAAAACTTATCGCCTGTTCTTGTCATTTGTGATATCCCCTTCCTTTATCTTGATTATATTATACCACTCAATGGGTGATATGTCAAGCGCTTTTTAAAAATATTTTTAGAAAAAGTAAATATTTTTTTAATCGCTTCAATTACTACAGATTTACTACAGACACAGTTTGAAAAGTCCGAAAGTGCCGATAAACACTGACTTTTTTTAAATAGACATCTTGACTGTTAATCATGATGTCACTGGTTCGAGCCCAGTTGGGGGAGCCACAACAG